TCATAATTTTTTTCGCCTATGGGTGGTAGAAAGAGCCACAACCCCCATAGGGGGGTCATGGCAGTCGGAAGGAAGGATATGAAAAAAAGCTACTCGTTACAGGTACAATGACTCATGTGATTTGGGAGGGTGTGAGTCAATGTGGGGGTATACAAATACACAGATGCCCTCGCATATTTTTGCGTGGGGGGGTGTATCTGCAAATTACAAAATCAGAATAAAATCTACTTTCTTGGTACTATATGTTGTGTTTCGGCCTCTAAATATCAGCCATAATTATTTTATTAACGCTAAGTAATTGTTTTCTTTACATAAAGGCAATCACATAAGCGATCTTATCAGCCTTTGTCTTTCTCTGGCTTTATCTCTATCGTCTTGTCTTGTTGCTCTTTCAACAATGTGTTTTGCTCTGCAATCCTTGTAGCTACATCTTCCAGAGCCGTCTTAAACTCAGAGCCAAAAGCATCCATGTTTAATTGTTGTGGCAGGAATTTACCCATTAAATTCAATGTCTTAGACGCATCTACTTCAATCTGGTCTGCTAACAAAAGGTGCAAAGGCTTCTTTCTTCTTCTCAATTCAGCGAAAGCAGCGTTCAATTCAGCTCTCACAGTTTTCACAAGCTGTTGTCCACCACCTGTTCCTACAGGTCTTCCACCTCTGTTGCCCTTCTTTTCGGTAATATCTAGCATAGTTTTTTTAAACTGTTTGTTTAATCTTCTCAATTAGTTATGAGGTAGATGCATCCACTGCCACCTCTGGCAGATTATATCAATTAGGACACGAACAACTCACAATTGTAAACGTTTATCTATGTGTAATAAATGTTGTTTATCCTGAAAGCCTTAATTTATTGGCTATTTCGTCCAATCCTTCCACCAAATATCTGTATCTTTTCCTCTTTACATCGCATTCTCCGATAGCCTCATGCTCTACAGTCACGCTAAAAACCACGTTACATTGCTCCCATGTCATGCAATCCAATAGCTCTTCCAATCGTTCCTTCGCTCTTAGACTTGCCTCTTGCTGAGACTCGGCATCCATACTCGACCCTCTGACAGTTGTATCCAAGATATTCCTCTGACTACTCCTCTGCCAATACGCCAGATACCTTTTCTCAAAAACCTTACACGCTTCGAACTGTGATGGAGTGAGCTTCTCTCTGTGATACGCTCTGTGATAGGGTGTACTCTCCTGATTGACGTACACTTTGCTGTCACCCTTGTTGACACGCCTCTGCTCATACCACGAATGCTGAAGGACAAACCTATTTGGCTTTTCCACTTTTCCTCTCCCTCATCGCAATCCCTTTGGATATCCCCCCATAGCCGATAATGTCAGAATGGCTATCGATGTGATAAGGCGTTTTCATCAGCCTCGCCACTTTGACCAATATCATCAGTATCGGAATATCAACAGCCTCAACCTTATCCTTACCTTTGAGATACACATTGAACAACTCAGCGATATCTCTCATGTTAGCCAGAGGCTCACCATAATTCTTTCCTCTCTCCGATATCAACTTTCCAACCTCCGATATCAAAGACCCATAATCTACATTCATCTCTCTCACTCCTTTCGTTTTATCGAGGAGGAACTTCTCCCCCCTGTACCTTATCCTCATTACTCATCCCCTCTAAAGAGGGGATGATAGATGAATGAGGAAGAAAAAAAGGTACTTTTCATGTTGAGGTTTTCCTACGTTTTGATGAGGATTGACGAGGAATTAACCCCTTCTTTTTCATCTGTTTTAGCCTCTCCAAAGTCTCTGGTTTCAGCACTCTAATCTGCTGCATCCTCTCATCTTTCGTAATAGGTTTGAGCCTAAATCGCTGCTCTAAATCGTTGTCTTTTGTCATAATTCCTCCCTTCAGATTTCCAATAGCATGAAGCACAAACGACCTTTTGCCTTTCAATACCCTTCGATTTTCCATCATCATCCACGACATAATCACAGACATATTCATTGATTTTCATTACACCTAAACCCTTACATTTTTTTGTGTCACACTTTCCCATTTACTACTCCTCTAAAATTTTACTCCCCTGACAGTAGAATTTTGTCATCCTTCCCTGTCTTCCGTCATGGTCTTCATACACCTCCACAACCCCAGTCCGTACCCACTCCTTCAAAATCGTACTCGCCTTACTCCTCGCCAACCGATCACTATCCTTGATATCCAACTCCAACACCTCAATAATGATCTTCCCAGCCCAATTCTCAGCCCTCGGACTATGCTTTGGCCTCTCACTCTCAATCCGTCTTTGTATCCTTCTGCCCAACTCCACAGACATCCCACTAAACGCATCAGGGAACTCCCACTTCTCTAAAACAGCACAGTTATCCCCATTGTCCAGAGCATGAGACTTCTTCTCAAACCACATTGCCTTATCCACAGGCTTTGCCAAATTAGACTTCCCCACCTCAACCCTGAAATGATTGACATGGCTCTCAAGCCCAGCCTTATCCGCTTCTTCCTTTGTCATAGGAGACAACACCCTAGCACTACGCACTGCTGCTATAAGAGAAGACCCACCCCTCGCACTCTCGACATTCGTTTCCATGTTCTGTATGTTTTTTCTTGTGTGATGCACTATTTCTATGGAGATACCACGCCCATTCCCACAGCTATCAGCCAAATCCGATAGCCTTTTAGCCAGTGTCCGAAACACCATATTTGTTTCATCGGCTGTTGTAAGATTAGCCAATGGGTCAAGACAGAAGACATCTATACCTTTATCTGTACAGAAGTCCTCTATAAGATTGAAATTTGCCTCATTGATTTGCCCCTCAAATCCTTCACTCAACAGAAGGTCATAATCCCTCCCACTGGCTATATACAGATGATCTACCAACTCCTCCTGTGGCACTCCAAAATGCTCACACGTTGCCACACACCTACGCTGTATCTCTTCCATTGGGTCTTCTCCATTAAAATACAGCACCTTTAGCCTTTGCGTTGGCTCTACACCCAATAGATTACGTCCAGTAGCCATCGCTATCATTTCTGTAAGACACAAGGTAGATTTACCCACACCCCCTGTAGCGATGGTAATACTAGCGAAATTCCGTATGTAATGATTGTCATAGAGAAACCTACGAGGAGGAATAGTCATTGCGTCTACCACAGTCCATGATTGAAACGGTACTGAACTCTCTGGCTTACACTTAATTGAAGGGGCATCCTTTACGAGCTTATCGAACTCATCCTTAGACCCTAGCCACCCAAAATAATCGCTTACATCTTCCTTCTGATTGCTAAGAGGCAGATGCACCACCTTTAGGCTACTGCACACGCTCTTGAGCTGCTCCACAACCTTTTCTGCGTGTTTACGCCCCTCATCATCATTATCTGGCACAATGACACAATCTCTACCTGAGAAATGACTATTAAGCTCCACCTTCCAATTGCTTGCCCCAAAACAATTCGTTGTAGCCACATACCCCATCTTCGCTAGAGTATTTGCGTCTTTCTCGCCCTCAACGATGTATATGATTTCATCACGCCTATCGTAGATATCTTTTAGCCTATAAGGTACTTGCACAACGCCCTGCAAATTCCACACATAGCCAGTGCCATTCATCCTACGAGGCCGAAACGTCTTAGGCTCAAAACGTACTACCTCGTATAAAGTGTTTCCATCCTTATCAGTGTAGGGATATATATCTTTTATATTATCTCTGTTCTTTGGCTCTTCATATTTCTTGAGATAGTCGATGTGATCGTTAACGTGTTCTTTTATGAGGTCAATTAAACCGCCCCCATAACCCAGTTCGTGGTTGTAGAAAGTGTGTTTACTCAAGTCTAAACTTAAAGAACCATGCGTTCCCCATCGTAATTCTTTATCATTAGATAGCTTCTTATTAGGCTCACCTAATAAATCTAACGCTATTTCTTTTGTATGCTGATATATCATCACACCCACCCAATAGTAGGGGACTCAATATTACCCTTACTCCAAATAAACCACGCCAACGCTAACATCCCACCAGAATGAGGCTCACCATTCTTCATTAATGCCTGTCTCTGACTAAACACCCATACTTTTTCTGGTGGATAGCTCTTAAAGAAATTACGCCTTGCCACACCCTCCAGAAAGCTCAGTTTGAGGAGCAATGCCACTTTATATCTGGATAGCTCTAATGCCCTCTCAGCAAACTCTAAAGCGTTCTTAAATGGGGGATTAGTCACAATATTATCGTGTTTTTGTGTCTCCATAAGAAAGTCAACTCTTGGCGTTCCATATCCTCTATCTACGAGGTCACTGGAGAAGACCTTATACCCATGTTTAATTAATACTTTTGATATATGCCCCTGACCACAACAAGGCTCATAGATATCACCTCTAAAGGACGTTACCCTTAATAGCTTCTCTGTTGACTCTTCAGGGGTAGCATAAAAATCATTCTTTTCTCTGTTGGCACTGTAGCCGACTATTTGTTGTGCTTTATTCAAAACAACATTCCCTGTCTATAAATAGCGTAGCTACTGTCGTATCTATCTGATTTGCCTTGAGGGTAGGGGTGTATTTTGTATTTGAGGCTTCGTAATATCTTCTTACGCTCTGTTTTACTTGCACTGACAAAGACATATCTGTGTTTACGTGGTCTTTGTGCTGTGTAGAAATCACTATTAAGTAAGCGTTCTTTAAGAGATAATCGAGTGAGAGTACGACTATGAGCATTACTTCCCTTTAGTCTCCATTCGGTTCTTTTATCTGATAAGCCTGTATAAATAAAATTAGTAGCTTTATATATTGTGCCTACATGACCCATTGAGGTGTCTGCATACGACACAATAATCATAGGCTTTGGTAATTGCTTCATACTATTTCCAACTAAAAATGACGCTTCATTTTTTTCGTTGTTAAGAAGACACAATCTGTTTAATTCAAAGACAATTTCTGAGTATTCCTTGCCACACACACCATCACAAAGGGTAGGGGAAGGGGGCTTTCCGTAGGTGATAACACCACAAATTTCATTGTTCTTGATGAGACCAAACGCAAAACTAATACTTGGTATACGTTTGGCATAATGCTTTTTTTTCAGCCATTCATGAGTTTCGTATCCTGATATCGGTATTACTTTCATGGCAAATCCCAATAGAAATTCTGCACACTACGACAATTCTTTTTTGTAGATATTGGGTCTCGTACCTGACTAATAGCCTTTGCCAGAGCCACACACTCTGCATGATTATCAAAGACTAAGCGATGCACTTCGACATTAGCGGTTTCGATATCAGTTATCGTTATCAGATACATTGTATATGTGACTATCTTAAGCATAAAAAAGAGGGGGCTGTTACACCCCCTTAGTTTGGAGGCATCAGTTAAAAAGGTATCTCGTCATCGACAAGACCACGTGCAGCATTTGTGTCCTCTTCCACCACAGGCTCTTCCTTTACTGGTGGCTTATCGGTCATCTCACGCCATGTCTTCACCTCAAACTCTGGAATACGAGTAGTGCCTTGCCCTATCTTTTCCATTCTTGCGCCTTTGTATTTAAGATGTACGGCTTTGCCCTGATTGTCTTTCACCTGAAGACCAACGACTTGCCACAACTCTGAAAAGCCCTTCATTACGCCCACTCCATTAGCAGACCATTCACGCCATCCTTTATCTTTAATCTTCAGCATGACTGAAAACCCACGCCTATGCTCTGGAGATGGGGAAGGGGATTTCTTCCCTAGCTTCTCATCCCATGTCCATTCAGGAGCTTGTCCTTCAGTTATCTTGCCCCAGCCCACCTTTAAGGTACTTGGGTCTAATAATACATCCTCAAGCTGTAGCTCATCGCCATCAGCTATCCACGCATTAACGCTAGGCTTAAAGCGTATATATTCGCTACTGCCCTCGCTCATCAAACCTAAATCAATAACGTCATTCATTATTATCTCCTTCTTTCACTATTTCTGTTTCTTTTGTTTTGAAGCCCAACATCCAGCCCATGTCTTTTGCGAACTGCACCATGACTTCTTCAGGGATGACGTACAGTCGTTTCTTGGCATCAGCACGACAGATAAGCATTTGCGTACCTTCATCTTGCTCTAGCCACTTGTATAAAGACGCAAATCCAGTTCCGTTTTTGCGCCTCTTAACTTCGACCGTAAGTCCATTCAACCGAATATCTCCGGCTAAATCTTTTCCGTAATGCTTAAAAGCACCACTTGCTAAAACTCTTTTGCATGGCACTCCTAGTCCTTGCCATAGCTTGACTACTTCTCGCTCGACCTCATAGCCTCTACGTTTATTCGTCACCATAATAAATTTCCCTTGAGTTCTTGACGGCTTCAGAAAGGTTCTCTTCCCTTATCTTTAATTCAAGCCGTGCCTGTATTCTGGCGTTCAATCCTTCTCTGAGAACTTCATCTGCCACTTGCGACATAGATGTATATGCCCCAGCCTGTGCCTCTTCCTTCAACATCTTTCGTGTCTCTGGACTCAATAATAATATTTGCTGTTCAACTTCACTCATGCCTTCACCTTCTATAATTTTTATATAATAAATATAGATTGGACTTGTACAACGTGTATGTTTGGTGTATATGTAGTGAATAAAGTGTTAATAAACGTGTAATAGGAGATGAATATGCTTGATAAATTTATATTTGAAGAGAGTGATGACCCTTTTTTGTGTGATGATCAGTACACCTTAGAAGCGAATAAAAATATTTATATACAAGTTTCTGACGAGTTTATCGTTCACAAATGGGTAGATGAAGAAGAAGCATCATATAACATAGGTTCATTCAAAACCTTAAAGGAAGCAATGACACAAGCATTACAATTAGAGGAGCAAAGCTAATGACTATGAATATAAAAGTGAAAGAAGAGTTTTATGTGGAGAGATATGGTTTTTTCGCTGTAGACCTCAAAGGAAAAACTATTGTTGATGTTATTGAACTTGATATTGGATTGGCTGTTAAGTTCAAAGAACCAATAGAAGGTGCTGAAGATTGGGATAATGAAGTCCACTTCTATGAAGAAGGACATTCAGAAGACCTTAAGAAGATCAAAAGAATTATAAAAGAAGGATAGTCTAATGACCATCCACGACTTCCTCTTGGACTTGGTGGCTATCAGAGGATTAAGTATTAATACCAGAGATGGGTATGCGAATGATCTAAGGATATTCGACAGATATGTAGACAATATCTTAGACGCAACGCAAAAAGATATTACAGACTTTATCGCCTCTCAGAGAGCCAAAGGATTTAATGATAAGACAGTGGCAAGACGATTGGCCTCTATCAAAAGCTACTTTGATTTTTGCGTCAAACAAGGGGCATTAGAGGAGAACCCTTGTAAGAATATACCTAAAGCCAAAGCACCCTTTACATTGCCTCGTATTTTGTCTGTAGAGGACGTTAGTGCTATTTGTGATGCTTCAGGAAGGGTAGGGAGAACACCCCTTGAGAGAGCCAGAAATAAGGTCATAGTTGAGATGCTCTATGGCTCTGGTCTTAGAGTATCAGAACTCATAAGTCTGAAGAAGGGCATCTTCACAGGAAAGCCTGAACACATGATTGTAAAAGGGAAGGGCAGTAAGGAACGTCTCGTGCCTATATCATCCTACACCACTGAAGCCATAGACACATATCTTGAATTATTGCTTGAGACTCGTTTGAGTAACTCACAATATTTATTTCCTACTAACTCACGACAAGGCTACATAAATCGAGAGCTTGTCTTTCAATCGTTGAAGCACATAGCCTCAGTAGCCAAAGTCGATCATAGGAAAGTATCACCCCATAAACTGAGACACGCCTTTGCATCACACCTACTGGAAAATGGTGCAGATATAATGGTTATCTCTAGTCTATTGGGTCATGCCAATGTCACGACAACAGAGGTGTACACCCACGTTGCTGACAGAACATTAATCGAAACTGTAAACCAAAACCATCCATTTGCTAAAAAAGGAGCATTATTATGAAAGATAGAATTATTGATAAGTTAATTAAAAAACTTCAGTACATAAAAAAAGCTGAACATGATTTAGATGCAGAGCGTCCTCAAGTTCGTGATGCCATTGAAGAAATCTACGAGCTTTTGAAAGAGCGTTTAAGCCACACCATTTGCTAAGAAAGGAGTAGTCAATGAACTATAGAACAGGAGTAGGGTATAATCGCTACAAACATGGGTCTAATCAGAGCCAGAAATATGAGAGCGATATACAGGATTTTGCTGATGAGAAAAACATAGACCTCTTGGAGTGCTATTCTGATGTATATCAAAAGAGTGCGGTCACAGACACAAATATAAAGGGATTACAAGACGCTACCCAAGTCGTGACCTCTAATGACCAATGCGTCTTAATCACCGCTACAATGCGTAATATTGAAGAGAACCTCACCAGTGTGAATTATATCTTGAAGACCAAAACACCCATTCTGGACACAGAAGATAAAGAGGGTGATGCGATATTCAATCGTAAGCTTTTGGAACGTGCTGAGAAGATGATAATTCACAGAAGAGAGAAACACGCTCAGAGCATCAAGAGAGGCCAAGAAAGAGCTAGGAACTCAGGAGTTAAATTTGGGGGTAACAATATACTTCAAAATCGGAAGCAAGGAAGTAAAGTGATTAGTGAGAGTGCGTCTGAGTTTAGACGCAAGATAATTCCAATACTTAGAGAGATACGTAATAAGCATGGTGGTGTCGTGACCTATGAGGATTACAGAAGAGGCTTGGAAGAAAGAAAGATACGCACCAGAACAGGCAATCTTAAATGGCAGCGTTCAACAATACGAAATATCTTGAAAGGAGAGTGAAGATGAATATTCAAACTAAATTACCATGTGGTAGCGATAAGATCGATTGCATCAAAGACTATCTATTTGATCAAATCAAACAAGTTGTCGCTGAAAGAGAGATAGAGATATTTCAAATGCAAACG